GGCCGTCCAGCAGCGTGATCGCGGTCTGGGATCCGCCGTAGGAGCGCACCACGTCAACGGTCACATTGGAGTACGCCCAGAACTCGGAGTACCGGGGGGCGTACTCGTTGAGCCACACCTGCCTGGCGAGGTTGTTGTTCGCCCCGAGCGACGTGGCGTACGACTGGGACACAGTGGAGCGGATGTCCATCGGGACCGTGGAGTCCCCGCTGGCCTCGTCTGGGTCGATGCCCTCGGCGCGGTGCGACTCGGTGATCGTGAACGGCATGAACCGCCGGTCGCACATGCCCTCGACCTCGCGGGATCCTTCGAGCAGCAGGGCGGCCTGGGCGTCGGGATCGGTGTAGCCCTTGACCAGGTCCGCGAACGCGCCCACGGTCAGCTGGTCCCAGTCGATCAGCGGTGTTCCGGTGTCGGCGCCCACGGCCCGGCCTCCTTACTTGCCGTCCGCGCCGGTTTTCTTCGCCGGGGCCTTCCGTGCGGCGGCCTTGCGGGGGGCCTCGGACAACTCGGCCTCGGGCGCGGGCTCCTCAATGTCGTGATCGCCGCCCGGACCCGGCTCCTCGGCCCGCTCGCCGTCGGATTCGTCCTCCGAGTCGCCGTCGCCTTCGCTGGAGTTGTCAGGCTCGTCCAGGACTTCCGAGTAGTCCCAGCCCGGGTGATTGAGCAGTTCCGTCGCGACTGCGTGCGGGACCTCGATCACCGCGCCGTCCTCGTCCCAGTGGTGCGACCACGGTTTGCCATCGGCATCGCGGCCCGACGCGCCTCCGGACATTTCCTTGCGGATGCGCATGTTCGTTCCTCTCTCGGCAGTCCGCCCCGGCCGCGCGGCCGGGGCGGACAACCAGCGGATTTAGACGGCCGTGGCCATCCGGGTGGACTTGCCGAGGAACTTCGGCCCGCGCACCGCCAGGCAGGTGTCGCTGACGATCGCGAACGGCAGCACGTCGGCCGCCGCAGCGGTCGGGTACACGTCGATCGGCTCGGCCTCGCGGGTGTACGGCCGGATGATGTTGTTCGGGTCCCGGCTCATCAGGTAGATGGACTCCAAGCCGAGCGCGGGCGGCACGATCGCGGCGTTCGTGCCGAAGTACTGCGCCGGCAGCGTCCCCGGGACGGTGGACCCGTTCTGCGGCACCAACGCGACACCGGTGTCCACGATGGACGTGGTCAGGATCGGGGTCAGGCCGTCCGCGGCCAGGCCGACGGTGCCGTCGACGTAGCCGAGGAACGTCTCGGTGTTCGACGCGCCGCCCGCCGCGGTCCGGTAGACCTTGTAGAGCTGCGCCTGCGCGGAGTCCAGCCCGGTCGCGGTCGAGAAGCTCAGGGTGATCGTGTTGGTGTTCGCGCTGGAGCCGGTGGTCTGGGAGACCTCCACCGACGGCGCGATCTCACCCTGGCGGGCCACGACCGCCGTGAGCACGTACTTGTACGTGGTCGCGTCCGGCAGGGCGCCGTTCGTGGTCGCGGTCGTGTGGGTGACCGTGCCGACCGAGTAGGACCGGTTCGACAGGAACGTCGACTTCATCATCGGGACGTTCTTGTACGACGCGACGATCAGGCCCGCAGCGACCGTCACGTCCTCGTAGCGCTGCTGATTCAGCAGCAGCTGGCCGACCTTGGACTTCGCGGCCGAGGACATGACGAACATCCAGTCGTCGCCCTCGATGGGCATGGCCGCGTTGGTCTCGACCATGTCGATCAGCTCGTCCAGGTGGGCGAGCGTCATCGTCGCGGCGCCCTTGTCCAGGCAGTTCTGGCCGCCGCCGGAGTACGCGTTGACCAGGGTGTCCAGGCCGTCCATCTGCGGGGCTGCGCCGTTCGCCGTGCTGGCGGCGTTGCCCCACATGCAGCCGGTCTCGGTGTCCCAGAAGATCCCCTGCATGGCGCCCTTGACTTCAGTGGCGCGCAGGTCGAGGAGGGACTGGGTGACGATCTGGGCGTACCCGGTGACGCCGCCGATGACCTGAAGGTGCTTCATCTGGGCGTTGTTCTGCGCGTACACGCTCGGGGACGCCGGGCGGCCGCCGCCGTCGGTGACCCACCCGCCCTGCGGGACGCTGGTGCGCTGGTTGAAGAAGTATTGGTCGGCGTTCCACCGGACACTCGGGATGGCGCGCACGACGGGGGCGTACCGGCGCTGCGCTTCGAGCATCAGCGGGTCGATCGCCTTGGGTAGGAACGGGCTGGCACCTGCCGCCGTCAAGGCCTCGCGGACTTCGGACACGGGTGCTCACCTCCTTTTCGGCAGCCGGGCCGCGTGGGCCCGTGGATGGCGAAAGCCCCGGCGCGTTGTGCGTCGGGGCTCGGGGATCGATGACCATCGCTGCCGCGGGGCACCGGCGTGTCGCCGGCGGTCGGAGGGGTGGGACGGGTGGTTCTTAGCGGCGCCCGGTGAAGAACGACTCGCCGAGGACGTGCTCGCCGAGGGCGGTGTCGATGTACTTCCGGCGCTCCTCGGGGGTGTATTCGTGCAGGGGCTTTTGCGGCCAGTCCTCGGGGATGCCGAGTTCCGTCAGGACCTGCTCGTTGCCGTTCTCGCCGACGGGGCGCCCGGCCAGGCCCTTGCGGCCGGGCTTGAGCGCACCGGAGGCGACCGCTGCCTGGAGACCGGTGGTCACGCCTTCCTTGATCTTGCGGTCGATCATCTGCTCGGTGGTCTCGACCACGGCCGCCGGGGCCGGCGCGACCGGAGCGACCGGGGCCGGCGCGGCGACAGGTGCCGCCGGGGCCGCGGTCTCGGCGACCGGGCGGTTCAGCAGCTGCTGGAACTGCTCCGGGGTCAGCTGGATGACGGGCGCGACCGGGGCCGGTGCCTGTGCGGGTACCGGCGTCGACCCGACCGCCGTGGTGGTGGCATCGCTCATCGCGGGAACCTCCGTTTCCTGAATGGTGGGGTCGGCGGCTGGTTGCGGCGCCGGGGTGGGATTGGGCGCGGCCTCGGTGTCAGGGGCCGTCTCCGCGGCGGGCGCGGGAGTCTGGGGGGCGGATTCGCCGTTGACGGCCGCGAGGACCACGCCGCACACCGGGCAGCCGGCGCACGCGCACGGGCAGCTGGTGACGGTCACGGGGATCGCGCAGCCGCAGCCGCACGGGCACGCCGTGCCGGGGACGTTCGCGGACGGCTCGTCCTCGTCGTCGTCGGTATCCTCGGAGTCGGCGCCGGGCACGTCGATGTCGCCGTCCATGTCCGGGTCCAGGGTCGCCAGGGCCTTGCACGCCCCGTCCATCGCGGCCCGGCCGATCAGGTCCAGGTCGGCCGGGTCCACGCGGTAGGAGGACACCGACACGGACACGGGGCCGTTGGTCAAGGTGACGTAAAACGATCCGGCTTCCTTGGGGTCCACCACGTCGCAGTAGCCCATGCACTCGGCCAGGGTCGTGGACTCCGTCAGGGCGGCCACCGGTTCGATGAGGTAGTGCTCGGTGTTGTTGACCTCGACGCCGAACTTCTTCAGAGCCTTGACGATCCGCTGCTTGATCCGCTTGAGCTGGTTCGCGGTGTACGGCTTCGCCTTGTCTTCCTGGTTGATGTATCCCCAGGCGGCCTTTGCGTGCGCTTTGGTGTCCAGTTGGTAGCGCTGCTTCTTGTCGGCCTGGTAGCCGGGGTCGGCGTACGGTCCGCCGGTCCCGGTCAGGCCGCTGTCGCGCTTGGCGATCGGCGGGGTCGCGGCCTCTGCTGTCCGGGCGGTCCCGGATCCTTCAGGCGCGACTTCAGACTCGGCCACGGCGGTACCCGCCGCGCCAGGGCCGGTCGGTGCGGGTCGGGTCACGTATGCCTCCGGGGCGGACTCGATGATTGCGTACGGGGTGTCGTCGTGCTCAGCGGCCTTTGCAGTACCGTGCGTGACGTCCGCGTCGTCGACACCCGGCTCGGCGGTGTAGTCGAGACCGCTGATCTCCAGATCGTCAGCGGTCTCGACTTCGCGACCGTCGACCGTCACCTTCCGCGGCACGTCCTTCCATGCGCCGCGGATGGACGTGCCGCGGAGGAACTGCGGCTGCCCGTCGGAGTCGTCGGTCAGGGCGGCAATGTCCCGGCCATGGGTGGTGTCCGCGATCGCCGCGTTGTACCTGGCCTTCCCGGTCTCCGGGTCCTGCCAGACCTCTTCCATGCGTCCGACGATGTGGGTCGAGTCGTCACCGGCGGCGTGGTGAGTACGCATACTGATGGGGCGTTTCCCGTCGGCGATGCGCGCCTTCGCCCGCTCAACGGCCTTGGCGATGTTTTCGCGGGTGTACAGTCGCCCGTTCCTGCTCACGCCCGGGGCCAGGGCGGTACCGGTGATGCGCGCGATGACGGCAGCCACGGCTCACCTCCAATGTCGGTGGTTTCGCAGCGCTGGCGGTTCGGCGCGTGGGCGGGATGGGTTAGGCGTAGGACAGAGTGACGGCCGGGCCGCTGGCCACGTTCGAGGCGTAGATGCCGATCGCGGCCGGCATGTTGATGTCGACGACGGTGCCCACGGCAGTGCCCCCGAGGATGATCCCGAGAATGGTGCCGGTC